GAAAATTAAAGAAGGAAATTTGCATAAGTGGTTTCAAAGTAAATCTAAAGATGGAAAATCTGGTTGGGTAAATGTTGTAACTGGTGGTACTTGTGCCAGTGATGAACCAGGAGAGGGTGTTCCCAAATGTGTCTCTTCTGAAAAAAGAGCAAGTATGTCAAAAGCAGAAAGACTTTCTGCAGCAAGAAGAAAAAAAGCAGCAGATCCAGGACAACAAGAAAAATCTGGGGCAGCAAAACCAACGTATGTTTCTACTGATAAACCAAAGAAAAAAATGAATGAAGAATCTGACGTTAAGGGGAAAAGTAGTGGCAAAAAAGATGCTTGCTATCGTAAGGTAAAGGCAAGATATGATGTTTGGCCAAGTGCATATGCATCTGGAGCACTGGTTAAGTGTCGTCAAAAAGGTGCTGCTAACTGGGGTACTAAATCGGAAGAAACAAATATGGTTAGATATTGCCCCAAGTGCCAAAAGGAAGAAACTAGAGATGAATGTAAATATGGTGAAAAATTTTGGGATATGTTTTCTCAGCCAATAGAAACTGTATTAACATCAAATCAAATGAAATATAATCCAAATAGACCACATCCAGCAAATGAGGCAGCAAATTTAGCACAACAAGCAGCAATAGCAATTTCAATGAAAAAAGCAGGCAAAAAACCTAAAGATATGAAAGAAAATCATATTGCAATTGCAATGGGCAAAGAAATGGATGATGAAGGTAATATGATTCTAAGTCAGCTAGATCAACTTGAGATGCATTGCAAAAGACTGAGAGAAGTTGTTAAGTCTCCAACGATGCAAGTTCCTGCGTGGGTGCAATCTAAAGTGACTCTTGCAACAGACTATATGGATGCTGCTGCAAACTATATGTCCAGTAGAAATGAAAAAGTTAAAGAAGACATATCAATAGAAAATTCTGATGGAAAAGTATTTGCAGAAATTGTTGATATTATTGGACCAAATGATATGGAACCAGTTGTGGATGAGGGGTGTTGGAAAGGTTACACTCAAAAAGGTATGAAGAAGAAGGGTAATAAAGTAGTTCCAAATTGTGTTCCAGAACAGTATTCAAATTGGAGAGATGAACTGACTGAAGACTGGCAATCGGTAAATCGTAAAGATAAAACTGATGGATTGAGTCAAAAAGCAGTAAATGCTTATCGTCGTGAAAATCCTGGTTCAAAACTTCAGACTGCAGTAACCGAAAAGAATCCAACAGGTAAAAGAGCAGGTCGTCGTAAAAATTTTTGCAGTAGAATGAAAGGAATGAAATCAAAACTGACTTCTGCAAAAACTTCAAGAGATCCAGATTCAAGAATTAACAAAGCACTTCGTCGTTGGAACTGTAACTAAAATGAAATCTTTTCAACAATTTATTTCAGAAAGTATAACTATCAATGGTGACTTTAATGGAACTCTAAATGTAGGTTCCTCCCAACCAGAACAAGCAAGTGAGTCTTTTTTTGCTGACGTTGTTTGGGAAGGAAAGATGTATCGTTTAGAAGTAGAAGGTAAAATGCTATCTAAAAACGAACTTGCAGAACAAATTCAAGGGGAATATCCCGGAGCAATTGTTCATAACATTTATCCCAGTCAAGTAAATACTTCAAGAATTAAAAACGCACAAAGATATCAACCAGAAAGATTATCGTGGAGTGAATGATTAATGGCACAGTGGAATAAAAATGATCAAGATTATTTAAATCAAGAAAGATCATTATTTGAAGTTTATAATATCGCAGACCACTGGGGAAACCAGACGGACTGGAGACCTCAATTTACCAACAACAATAGATTCAAAATATCTCCATATCAAACAGTATTCTTTAACACCTTTCAGTATGGTAAAGAAACTGATGTATGGGATGAAAGAGTAGTTGGAGTTGGAACTGCAACATTTAATGCAAATGCCAGTAATGTTATAATGCAAGTTGGTTCCACTACAGGAAGCAAAGTAATTCGTCAAACCAAGAATGTGATGAGATACATTCCTGGTAGAGGTGCAACTCTTGCGTTTGCAATTCGTCTTGATAATCCACAGGTAGGTATTCGCAGAAGATTTGGTCTATTTGATGATAATAATGGTGTTTTCTTTGAGGATAATGGGGGAACATATTCTTATGTAATTCGCAGTAGTGTAACTGGAATTACCACAGAAACCAGAGTATACAGAGATGATTGGAATGGTGAAAAGTTTGATGGAAATGGTTGGACTGGAGTAACTGCAGATCCAACAAAACAACAAATGATTTCTATCAATTATGAATGGTATGGTGCAGGTATAATTCAATTTGCTTGGTTAATGAAGAATGAGACTATTGCATCTCATACTTTTGATAATGCAAATACCAATCCAGGAGTTTGGTGTTCTACTCCATTCTTGCCGATTAGACTTGAGATAGAAAATGTAACTGGTGTTGCAGGAACTCATTATCTTTATCAAGGTTCTAATTCTCTTATTCAGGAAGGAGAACCAGAAAAACTTGGAACTCTTTTGAGCATATCAAATCCCATCACAGGGACAACAATGGCATCCGCAAATACATATTATCCAATTATAAGCATTCGTTTAAAATCTAATAATCTAACTGGTGTAATGCTTTTGAGATCATTACAGGCAGCAACTGATGATAATACGAATGTTTATTGGCAACTTCTACAAAATGCAACACTAACTGGAGGAACTTGGATAAATCATCCCGATCCAAACTCTTTTATGCAGTATAATATCACTCAAACTGCAGTATCTGGTGGAAGTGATCTTTTGAGTGGTTTTGTAATTAATGGTAGTGGTGCGTTAGTTGATCTTGATGATAAAGCAGCACTTCAGTTAGGTAGAAGTGGCATTGGAACAATCAGTGATACTTATACACTTGTTTGTGCAAGTCCTAATACTAACAAAAAAGCACTTGCAGTATTAAACTGGATTGAACAAAGGTAATTTTTATGCCAAATAATGACATCTATCTTGGTAATCCTCTACTTAAAAGAGCAAATACACAAATACAATTCACAGAAGAACAAATTATTGAGTTCTTGAAGTGTAAGGAAGATCCCGTATATTTTGCAAAGAACTATATTAAGATCGTTTCTCTGGATCACGGTCTTGTTCCTTTTGAGATGTATCCATTTCAAGAGAAACTTGTAAAAAACTTCCACGAGAATAGATTTAACATTTGTAAGATGCCACGACAGACTGGTAAATCAACCACCTGCGTATCCTACCTGCTCCACTACGCTGTTTTTAACGATAATGTCAATATTGCCATCTTAGCGAACAAAGCATCCACTGCAAGGGATCTGCTTGGGAGATTACAACTCGCCTATGAGAACCTACCCAAGTGGATGCAACAGGGTATTATCTCTTGGAACAAAGGATCACTTGAATTGGAAAATGGATCAAAAATTTCATCAAACTCTACTTCTTCATCTGCTGTCCGAGGCGGATCCTATAATGTCATCTTTTTGGACGAATTCGCATTCATCCCAAATCACATTGCTGATGACTTCTTTGCCTCTGTTTATCCTACTATTTCTTCTGGTCAAAGCACAAAGGTAATTATTGTTTCCACACCTCGCGGTATGAATCACTTCTACCGTATGTGGCACGACTCTGAGAGGGGCAAGAACGAATATGTGCCCACAGATGTCCATTGGTCTGAGGTGCCTGGTAGAGACGCTAAATGGAAAGAGCAGACGATTGCAAACACTAGTGAGCAACAATTCAAAGTCGAGTTTGAATGCGAATTCTTAGGATCTGTCGATACTTTAATTAATGCAGCAAAATTAAGAACTCTTGTCTATGATGATCCACTTAAAAGAAATGCTGGGTTAGATGTTTATGAGCATCCGAAAGAGGAAAATAATTATCTAATCACAGTAGACGTTGCTCGTGGTATTGGCAATGATTACTCTGCATTTATTGTTTTTGATATTACCAATTTCCCATACAGGATTGTAGCAAAATATAAAAATAATGAAATTAAACCAATGCTATTTCCAAGTATTATACATGAAGTGGCAAAGGGGTATAATGATTCTTGGTTATTGATTGAAGTAAATGATATTGGTGATCAAGTAGCGAGTATCTTACACTTTGATTTGGAATATGATAATGTTTTAATGTGTGCGATGAGAGGTCGTGCTGGTCAGATTGTGGGTTCTGGATTTAGTGGTAAGAAATCCCAACTTGGAGTTCGTATGACTGCTGCAGTTAAAAAATTGGGATGTTCCAATTTAAGGACATTAATTGAAGATGATAAGTTACTTGTAAAAGATTATGATATTATTTCAGAACTAACTACTTTTATTCAAAGAAAGAATTCATTTGAGGCAGAAGAAGGATGTAATGATGATTTGGCAATGTGTTTGGTCATTTTTTCTTGGTTAGTTGCTCAAGATTATTTTAAAGAAATGACGAACAACGATGTTCGTAAAAGAATTTATGAGGAGCAGAAAAATCAGATAGAACAAGATATGTCACCATTTGGATTTATTGCAGATGGGTTGGATGATTTTAGTGTTACTATTGATGAAGAAACTGGAGATCGGTGGATATTTGCCGGATCAAAAAATGAAAATAATGCTTTAGAAGTATGGAATGTTGATGAATATGGTGATCGGTCTTATATGTGGGATTATAGATAAGGGAATTTATAAATACTTTTAGAATAATTCTGGTTAGTACGGAGAATAAAGATGCCGCTAAATTTAGCATCTCCTGGAATTGTAGTAAGAGAAATTGATTTAACAATTGGAAGAACTACTCCTTCATCTGACAAAGTTGGTGCAATTGTAGCTCCCTTTGCAAAAGGGCCAATTGATTCACCAACCCTAGTAGAAAATGAAAATGATTTACTCGTCAATTTTGGAGAACCATATCCAACAGACAAACATTATGAGTATTGGTTGACCGCTTCTTCATACTTAGCTTATGGTGGTTCATTAAGAGTCGTAAGAGCAAATGACAACGATTTAAGAAATGGTTTTGTTCCAACTACTGTTGGCGCAGCAGCTAGCGTTAAAATTGATAGTTTAGATCACTATAATGCTTTAGGGTATGATGAGAATACTCTTGCAGGTGTTGTAGTTGCTGCAAGAAATCCAGGTTCTTGGTCAAACGGAATCAAAGTTGGTATTATTGACTCCAAAGCGGATCAAATCCTGGTTGGTGTTAGCACTTCCGCAGAAATTGCAATTGGATATGGTGTTACTCAATCTGTTGCAGGTAGAGTCAATCCTGGAGCAGGAAGTACTTCAGTGCTTGACGGATATTTAAAGGGTATTATCACTGAAATATCAGGATCTAATGTATCTGTAAAAGTACTCTCCCACGTATCTGCGGCAGGAACTGAAACTGAAGTTGACTATCAACCATCGGGAATTTATGCATTCTCTTCTTCAGGAAGTGTCGCTATTCACACAAATGGAGGAATAGTTGCAACTGGATCGACCTCTTACACTTCAAGACTTGATTGGTTTGATCAACAAACATTAGGTCTTACAAGTACTTCAACCATTTCTTGGAACAATATTGCCTCAAGACCTGGCACTTCTGCATACGCTGCAGCAAGAAACTCAAGATTTGATGAAGTTCACGTCGTAGTTGTTGATTCTCTAGGCACAGTAACTGGAAATGCCGGAACAATTCTTGAGAAGCACCTCGCGCTTTCTAAGGCATCTGATGCAGAATTCTCAGTAGGCAATCCATCTTACTGGAGAAAGTATCTTGCAAATAACTCAGAATATATTTTTGCACTTAATTCTCCAACAGGAATTGTAACCACTGGATATAGTTCTGGATTTGTGCTTGAGTCTGATGTTGCTTGGAACCAAGAAGCAAATGGAATTAAATTTGCAGCAGCAGGATCTTCAACAAATACTCTAGCAGGTGGTTTAGATTACCATGGACAGACAGGGATTACAACCACAGGATCTCTGACTGCAACTTTAGCAGAACTTTCCAATGGTTATGATTTATTTGAAAATACGGAAAACTTTAAGGTAGATTTCCTCCTGATGGGATCTGCTGCTTACAATATCAATGATGCACAAGCACTCGCAAATAAACTAATTTCTGTTGCCGAACTGAGAAAAGATGCAGTCGCATTTATTTCTCCATACAGAGGAGCAGCACTTTCAGACACTTCATCCCAAACCTCAGTAACAGTAAAATCTGCCGCTGATATTACTGAGAATGTAATTGAGTTTTATGCTCCCGTTACATCATCAACTTATGCAGTATTTGATAGTGGTTATAAGTACATGTATGATAGGTTCTCAAATACATTCAGATATGTTCCATTGAATGGAGATATTGCAGGTCTTTGTGCTCGCAATGATATCAACAACTTTGCTTGGTATTCTCCTGCAGGTACATCAAGAGGTGCTATCCTCAATGCAGTCAAACTTGCATATAACCCATCTAAGACACAAAGAGATCGTCTCTATTCAAATAGAATTAATCCAGTAATCTTCTCACCTGGAGCAGGAATCATTCTGTTTGGTGATAAGACTGGATACGGTAAGGCGTCAGCATTTGATAGAATCAACGTTCGTCGTCTGTTTATCTATCTTGAATATGCAATTTCTCAGGCGGCTAAAGACGCTCTCTTTGAATTCAATGATGAGATTACAAGAACTAACTTTGTAAACACCATTGAACCATTCTTACGCGATGTCCAAGCTAAGAGAGGAATCTTTGACTATGTTGTTATTTGTGATGAAACAAACAACACTGCTGCTGTAATCGACAACAATGAATTTGTTGCCGACATTTACATCAAACCTGCAAGATCAATTAACTTCATTGGTCTCAACTTTATTGCCACCAAAACTGGTGTTGACTTTGAAGAAGTAATCGGAAACTTTTAATTTAGAGGTTTAAACTACCATGGCAACTAGACAACAATTAAATCCACCTCCACTAAGAAAGATTACTGACTTTAAAAGTAAGTTAACAGGTGGTGGTGCTAGAAGTAATCTCTTTGAGGTTGTTCTTTCATTCCCAGATATTGCACAAGCAGACACTAATGTTCTTGATAAGGCAAGATTTTTAGTCAAGGGTGCAAATTTACCAGCATCTAACGTTGCACCAATTGATGTTCCCTTTAGAGGAAGAACATTAAAAGTTGCTGGCGATAGAACATTCGAAAGTTGGACAGTAACCGTCATTAATGACACAGATTTTGCTATTCGTTCAGCATTTGAAAACTGGATGAACAAAATCAACAGAGTTTCTGATAACACTGGTGAAACTGATCCAACTGCATATACTGCAGATGCATTTGTTTACCAACTTGATCGTGATGGATCAACTCTTAGGGCATATCATTTTTATGATATTTTCCCAACTTCTATTGGAGCGATTACTCTAGATTATAATACCCCAAACATTCAGGAATTTCCTGTAGAGTTCCAAATTCTCTGGTGGGAAGCAATGAAAGGTAATTCTCCAGCAGCTGGTGGAGAGGATATCAACTAAATATAACATATAATCAGTTTAAATTTATAAAATGGCGAAACTTTTTGGTTTTTCGATTGAGGATAACGAACAAAAATCCAAATCTATAGTCGCCCCCGTTCCTCCAAATAATGAGGACGGGGTTGATCATTTTATTCAATCTGGATTTTATGGACAATATGTAGATATTGAGGGTGTCTATAGGACAGAGTACGATTTAATTCGTCGTTATCGTGAAATGGCACTTCACCCAGAATGTGATGGTGCCATTGAAAGTGTTGTAAATGAAGCAATTGTCAGTGATCTTTACGATTCTCCCGTAGAAATTGAATTGACAAACTTAAACGCAAGTGATCGCTTAAAGGAGGTTATAAGAGCAGAATTTAAATATATTAAGGAAATCATGGACTTTGATAAAAAGTCTCATGAAATTTTTAGAAATTGGTACATTGATGGACGTTTATTTTATTTAAAAGTTATTGATCAAAAAAATCCTGAGGCAGGAATTCAGGATTTGAGATATATTGACCCAATGAAAATAAAGCATGTCCGTCAAGAAAAAAAGACTGGCAATGATGCAAATGATGCAAGAAATTTAAATTTATTATCAAGATCTTTTGGACAAGATCAAGAATATAACTTTCCAGAAATTGAAGAATATTTCGTCTATACTCCTACTCCAAATTTCCCATCTGGAACAATTAGTGGTGGATCTAAAAAATCAGTTAAAATTGCAAAAGATTCAATTACATATTGCACTTCAGGTTTAGTTGATAGGAATAAAGGTACTATTCTATCATATCTCCATAAAGCAATTAAAGCACTCAATCAATTAAGAATGATTGAGGATTCTCTTGTCATCTATAGATTATCTAGAGCACCAGAGCGTCGTATTTTTTACATTGATGTTGGCAATCTCCCTAAAGTAAAAGCGGAGCAATATCTCAAAGAAGTTATGAGTCGTTATCGTAACAAACTTGTTTATGATGCCAATACTGGCGAAGTTCGTGATGATCGTAAGTTTATGAGTATGCTTGAGGACTTTTGGTTACCAAGGAGAGAGGGTGGTAGAGGAACTGAAATTACTACTCTTCCTGGGGGTCAAAATCTTGGCGAATTGTCCGATATTGAATATTTCCAAAAGAAACTTTATAGAGCACTAGGAGTTCCAGAAACAAGAATTGCTGGAGGTGGAGATGGTTTTAATCTTGGAAGATCATCCGAAATTTTAAGAGATGAATTAATGTTCTCAAAATTTGTTGGTCGTTTAAGAAAAAGATTTGCAAATTTATTTAATGATATTCTTCGCACTCAATTATTACTAAAAAATATAGTTTCCCCAGAAGATTGGGAACAAATGAGTGATCACATTCAGTATGACTTTTTATATGATAATCATTTTTCAGAATTAAAGGAAGCAGAACTTTTGACAAATAGATTAACTCTTGCAACTACCATTGAACCTTATATTGGCAAATATTATTCAACCGAATACGTTCGTAAAAAAATTCTTCGTCAAACTGATTCCGAAATTATTGAAATTGATCTTCAAATTGAGGATGAAATTGCTAAGGGTATTTTACCAGATCCCAATGCTCCAGTAGATGAAATGGGAAATCCAATACCTGGTGGTGGGGAGATTGCTGGGCAAGACATTCAACAAGGCGCCGGTGGCGAAATTCCAATGGAACCATCTATGGATGCTACAGCAGTAGAAATACCAGAACCTAAAGGTGGAAAAATATAAATAACCATATATTAACAAAAAATTTTATGGAAGAACTTATCGACTTGATTGCAACTGATGGATCTCCGTCTGATATTTCTGATGCGATTAAACAGTTACTTTATACTAAATCTGCAGAAAAAATTGATTCTATTAGACCAGAAGTTGCATCAATGATGTTTAGTGGTGATGATCAAACAGGAGATAATGAATAATGGCAATAAAAATAGTCCAAAATGTAAATAGAATTTCTCCAACTGTTTCTGTAGCGGCAACTAGTAATCCAATCGCCCTAAAAAGTGGTTATATCAGAGTTGCTACAGGATTTACTGCAGTTTATGTTGAAACTGGAGGAGATCCATTAGTTACCACCAATTCTTTTTATCTGCCACCTTATGGTACTGAAGTTTTAAAAGAAAGAATTGCTAGACAAAAAGTTTCTGGTATTACTACAGGATCTTCCACAATTGTAACTTTACCAGATAACGCAGGTAATCCATTTGTAGTTGGTGATTATGCAACAATAGAGGGTGCTCAACCTTCTGGAATTAATACTGTTCATCAACTAGTTACACAAGCAACAGAAACAACAATTACTTTGTCTACAAATACATCTTCAATTGTGGGTGTAATTACAACTACAAACGCCACAATTGCAAGAAGCGTTAAAGTTGCAGCTCTTGCAGATAGTGGAACAACAAATTTAAATATTACAGAAGTAGTCCAATTAGTTTCCGAATAAAATGAAACTCATCACAGAAGAAATTTCAAAAGTAGAATTTATTACCGAAGGTAAAGGGTCTGCCAAAAAATCTTACATTAAAGGTATTTTCTTGCAGGCAGAACAAATTAATAGAAACGGCAGAATGTATCCTCTTTCTATCATGGAAAGAGAGGTAAATCGCTATAATGAAAATTTTGTTCAGAAAGGTCGTGCTCTTGGAGAACTTGGTCATCCAGATGGACCAACCGTAAATCTTGATAGAGTTTCACATAAAATCTGTGAACTTTATAGAGATGGTAATAATTTCATTGGCAAGGCACAACTTCTTGAAACTCCAATGGGTAAGATTGCAAAATCTCTTATTGGTGAAGGAGTTATGCTTGGTGTTTCTTCTCGTGGTGTTGGTTCATTAAAAATGACCAACGAAGGTCATAAAATTGTTGGTGAAGATTTTATGCTAGCAACTGCTGCCGATATTGTTGCTGATCCTTCTGCTCCTGATGCTTTTGTTCAAGGTATTATGGAAGGTAAGGAGTGGGTTTGGGAAGGAGGAATCCTTCGTGAACAACTTGCAAATAATACACAAAGAAGAATCAATACCTTAGTTGATCAAAAAAGATTAGATGAACATAAAGTTCAACTATTCCAAGATTTCTTAGCAAATCTTTAATTTATAAATAAATATAGATTATAACACAATCAATCAAATGTCCGTTGGTAGAAATTTACAAGAAATGGAAAACGTAGTAACCAAAGGAGCTGCACCTGCCGAACCAATGAGCACCATTGCACAGAATGCTTCTGGAGTCATGATTCCTGGGCAAACTGGTGCTTGGGAGGATTTGGGTGGTCCTACTCCACAAAATTATCGTCCAGACGATGATTCAGCAACTCTAAAAACACCTGGAGCAACTCTTGCTCAGGTAAGAAATGTTGTTAATGCTAAAGCAGCTGCTGCAGAACCTATGCCAACAATGGCAAAGGAAGAAGTTGATGAGGATGAAGATCTTGTCGATGAAGAAGAACTCGACGAAGATGAAGAAGTAGTTGCCGAAGCTTCTCAAGAGGAAGAAAAGGGTGGTAAGCATAAAGAAGGTAAGCATAAGAAAGGAAAAGAAGAGCCTGGTGAAGGCGAGGGCGAAAAAGAAGAAGATGATGAGGATGAAATGAAGGAAGAGTTTGACATCGAAGAAGATGTCAATGCTCTCCTTGCTGGTGAGGAGCTTTCTGAGGAATTCCAAGAGAAAGCACGTACTATTTTTGAAGCTGCGATTCGTTCTAAAGTTTCAGAAATTAAAGAAGAACTTCAAGAAACTTATGAAAATGCACTTATTGAAGAAGTTCAGTTTATTAAAGAAGAACTAACTGAGCGTGTAGATACTTATCTTGAATATGTTGCTGACGAGTGGATTCAAGAGAATGCACTTGCAGTTGAGCACGGTCTCAAGACTGAAATGACCGAATCATTCCTCCAAGGAATGAAGAGTCTTTTTGAAGATCATTATGTAACAATCCCTGAAGATAGATATGATGTAATCGAGAGTATGGTAGATAAACTTGATGAAATGGAAGAAAAACTCAACGAGCAAATTCAAAGAAATGTTGCTCTTAATAGAAGATTAGCAGAGTCAGTTGCTGATGTAATTTTTGCAGATGTCGCTGAGGGTCTTGCACTTTCTCAGAAGGACAAACTCGCTTCTCTTGCCGAAAATGTTGAGTTTGATAGTGAAGCAAACTATCGTGAGAAACTGGTAACTCTGAGGGAGTCTTATTTCCCAACAAATACTAGTACTCAAAGAGATGTAACTGAGAATTTATCAGAAGAAGTTTCCTTCGAAGGATCTGAACACTCTTCAGTTTCCCCAATTATGGAAGCATATCTTCAGACTCTCAGTAGAGTCGCTAACAAGTGATTTTTAAATTATAAATCAAACAAAACTTTTTAAAGAGGTAAAACCAAAATGCAGATGTACAACACCGAATATCTGCAGGAGAAGTGGGCTCCAATCCTTGATTACCAAGGAATGGATCAAATCAAAGATTCACATCGTAGATCTGTAACCGCAATCCTGCTAGAAAACCAAGAGAGAGAACTCCGCGAAGAGCGTTCTTTCCTTAACGAAGCTTCCCCAACCAACTCTGCCGGTACTGGTGGTTTTGGTGGTAGCGCCGCTGGCGGCACAGGTTCTCCTGTTGCTGGTTTCGACCCCGTTCTGATCTCCCTGATCAGACGCTCAATGCCTAACCTGATCGCTTATGATCTGTGTGGCGTTCAACCAATGAATGGTCCTACTGGACTCATCTTCGCGATGCGTTCACGTTATCAGAATCAGAGTGGTGCTGAGACTTTCTACAACGAAGTAGATTCGGCATTCTCCGGTCAGAATAACCGTCGCAGTCTATCTGCAGGTTTCATCGACGGAGCCGTTGGTCTTGGTACAACCGCTCAAGGTGGAAGCAATCCTTCAATTCTTAGCCCAACTGATCAATCCACCAACGCTGCTACTGGTGCAAACCAGTACAACGTTGGCGAAGGTATGACTACTGGCAATTCTGAAGCACTTGGCGACGGAGATACCAACTACTTTAACGAGATGGCTTTCTCAATCGAGAAACTCACCGTTACTGCTAAGTCACGCGCACTGAAAGCTGAGTACTCACTCGAACTCGCACAAGACCTGAAGGCAATTCATGGTCTGAATGCAGAGGCTGAGCTTGCTAACATCCTCAGCACTGAGATTCTCGCTGAAATCAACAGAGAAATCATCCGTACCGTTTATAAGGTTGCTGTTCCTGGTGCTCAGGTTAACACCGCTACCGCTGGTACTTTTGACCTCGACGTTGACTCCAACGGTCGTTGGTCGGTTGAGAAGTTCAAGGGTCTCATCTTCCAAATCGAGCGCGATGCAAACGCAATTGCACAGCAAACTCGTAGAGGGAAGGGTAACATGATCCTCTGCTCTGCTGACGTTGCTTCGGCACTCACCATGGCAGGTGTTCTTGATTACACCCCTGCACTCAACGCTAACCTGAACGTTGATGACACTGGTAACACCTTCGCTGGTGTTCTCCAAGGTAAGTATAGAGTCTACATCGACCCATATTCGGCAAACGTTGCTGCTAACCAGTTCTACGTTGTCGGTTATAAGGGTGCATCTCCTTATGATGCTGGTCTCTTCTACTGCCCATATGTACCTCTCCAGATGGTACGTGCTGTTGGTGAGCAAACCTTCCAACCAAAAATCGGATTCAAGACTCGTTATGGAATCGTCGCGAATCCATTTGCGAAGGGTGCTACTACCCCAACCGCTCCAGACAACATTGCTACCAACTCTAACGTATACTACAGAAGAGTTAAGGTTGCTAACCTTATGTGAGTCTTTCTCACATATCTTATGGGGATCCTTCGGGATCCCTTTTTTTTATCTAAATAAAAATAAAAATGAAATATTTTCACCAATTCCAAGAAGATCTTTCGAAAAATGTTATTCGTCTTGATAGAAAATCGCAAGAAAATTTGAATAAGGCAAAAAAGGGTCAAATTGGTCCAGGTTCAAAACCAGTTCCTAACACAACATTTAGATTAGAACCCGTCAACATTCCCATGAAATAATAATGGCAAATGCTCTTGCAAATCAAATTTCAAATAGAAATTTTTTATCTCCAGTAGGATTTAAATTTACTATTGCAAAAGAACCAAAAGTTTCATTTTTTTGCACTAGTACCAAAATTCCAGAAATATCACTACAAACTGAGACACAAAATACTTACTTAAAAAATATTGATGTACCCGGTGATATACTTACTTATGCAGATCTATCTCTAAAATTTTTAGTTGATGAAGATCTTGTCAACTATATGGCAATACATAATTGGTTAACTGGTTTAGGATTTCCAGAAAGCACACAAAATTATAGAGATCTACTTACTAATCAAGATGATGTAACACAATCACTAGATCCTAAAAGAGCATTTAGTGATGGAAGTCTTTATATTTTAGATAGTAACTATAACACAAATGCGATTGTTAAATTTAAAGATTTATTTCCAGTTTCATTAACTTCATTGGAATTTGACTCAACTCAAACTGATATTCGATACTTTACAGCAGAGGTATCTTTCAAGTATACTATCTACAACATTACCACAGGTCTATGAATCTTGATGAAATCCAGGAAATGTGGCAGAGAGATTCTGTCATCGATCCTGATAATTTGCACGATGAATCTTTAAAAATTCCACAACTTCACTCAAAGTATTATACAGTATACAATACAATTACCCTACTCAGAGAAAAAGCAAGAGAGACTTACAACAGAGTTAAACTTGAACGCTACAACTACTACACAGGAAAGGCACCCATAGAGGTCTACGAAGAAGAACCATTTCCGTATAAAGTTCGGGACAAAGAGGCATTACAGAGGCATATGGATGGGGATGAGAAGTTGAGTAAGGTAGAACTCAAAATAAGATACTATGACATTATGCTTAAGTTCTTGGAAGAGGTTATTAAAACAATTTCAAACAGAACATTTCAAATCAAAAATGCTATTGAATGGCACCGTTTCCAAGCAGGGTTTAATTAATAGAAATAAATAATCATAACTGATATTTTATGAATGTCCCATTTGATTATATCTAAAAAGAATGAAGTGTACCTTCAAGTTGAGGCAGAAGCACACGTTTACTATGAGTTAAGAGATGCATTTCAATTTGAAGTACCAAATGCTAAATTTGCTCCTGCTTACAAAAATAAGTGGTGGGATGGATTCATATATCTCTTCAACGTAAACACAAGAGAAATATACGTAGGTCTATTAGACAAACTCATAAGATTTTGTGAGCAACATAATTATACTTATGAGTTTGTCAATAACAAATACTATGGACTTCCTTTTGAGGTGAATGAAAATATCTCAAAGGAAGGTGTAAAAGATTACATGAATTCTATCTGCAAGTATGCTCCCCGCGATTACCAAGTTGAGGGAGTATACGACGCATTAAGACATAATAGAAAGTTGTTGATATCTCCAACTGCTTCTGGAAAGTCGTTGATGATATATTCGATTGTGAGATATTACGTTGAGAAAGGACAAAGTATTCTCGTAGTTGTCCCAACGACATCGCTTGTAGAGCAGATGTATAAAGATTTTGAAGATTACGGATTTGATGTGGGATCATATTGCCACAAGATTTACGCTGGTAAAGAAAGGGAGACGGATTCTCAGGTGATTATCACCACTTGGCAGTCCATCTACAAACTTCCCAGACAATATTTCTCAAGATTTAATGTGGTCGTAGGAGATGAAGCACACCAGTTTAAATCGAAGTCATTAGTATCTATAATGTCTAAACTTTCTGATGCAAAATATCGGTTTGGATTTACAGGAACTTTAGATGGTACACAGACTCATAAGTGGGTATTGGAAGGATTATTTGGCCCGTCTTATAAGATCATTAAGACTGATGAGTTAATGAAAAAAGGTCATGTTGCAAAACTTGATATTAATATTCTTCTACTGAAGCACCCAGCACATAAATTTGAAAACTTTGAAGAAGAAGTTCAGTATATTATCAATCACGAAAAAAGAAATAAGTTTATTAAGAATCTTGCTCTTGACCTTAAAGGAAATACTCTAATTCTCTTCGCCAGAGTTGAAGGTCACGGACAACCTCTATATGAATTAATAAATAACAGTGTCAATGAAGATCGCCAAGTCTTTTTTGTGCATGGTGGAGTTGATACTGAAAATCGTGAGAAAGTCCGAGAAATTACTGAAAAAGAAAACAATGCGATTATTGTGGCATCGTATGGAACTTTTAGTACGGGAATTAACATTAAAAATTTACATAATGTTATTTTTGCTTCACCTTCGAAGTCTAGAATCCGTAATCTCCAGTCAATCGGAAGAGTCTTAAGAAAAGGAAATAATAAGACAAAGGCAACTCTATATGATATTGCCGATGATATCAGTTATAAGTCGAGAAAGAATTATACTCTCAATCATTTAATTGAACGTATCAAAGTCTATAATGAAGAAAACTTTAATTATGATATTGTAAATATACCTTTTAAAAACTAATGGGAGAAGAGTTTTACGCAGTTATAAAACTAGTATCAGGTGAAGAGATTCTATCGTTAGTCCTTGTGGATGAGAATGATGGAGATCCAGTACTAGTGCTTCAGAATCCAGTAACAATGAAAACTTATAATAATCAACAAGGAACTTATCTTAAGGTAAAACCTTGGATGGAATTATCTGATGATGATTTCTTTA